AAGGCGCAGAAAGAGTTACTACAGATGCAACAAGAAGGTAAGTTAGCTGAGTTAAACGCTGACAATATCGAGGCACAAGAACTCACAAAGCGTCAAGAAGCAGACATGGCTAGTGATAGCTGGCTGTCGAAGAACATTCGACCCATGACGCTGGTGTTTATTCTGGTCGCCTATACAGTGTTCGGCATGATGTCGGCATGGGATATAGAAGTGAACACCAGCTACGTTGAGCTTCAAGGTCAGTGGGGTATGCTGATTATGTCCTTCTACTTCGGCGGCCGCACACTTGAGAAGATCATGGGCATGAAGAAGGCCAAAGAATGACCCAACTGACCGCAAACTTCTCCCTTGAAGAACTGACAGCCTCAGAAACCGCAGAACGTAACGGGTGGGATAACACCCCAAACGATCAGGAACTAGCCAACCTGGTGCGCCTGGCTGAGTTTCTCGAGCAGGTAAAAGAAGTGCTGGCCGGGAAGCCCATTATGATCTCGTCGGGCCTACGCACCAAAAAGGTTAATGACGCGGTAGGGTCTAAGGACACCAGCCAGCATCGGATCGGCTGCGCTGCCGACTTTAAGGTGCCGGGCATGACTCCAGACGAAGTGGTAAAGGCGATCGTTGCCAGCGGAATTGGCTACGATCAGGTCATCCGGGAATTTGACCGCTGGACGCATATCAGCATCCCGAATAGCATCAATTTCAGCCCAAGAGGGCAGGCGCTAATTATTGATAAGGCCGGGACTCGGCCTTATTCGTAGTTAGTAGCTCTCCAGCCCCCGGTCAAAGGCCCATTTGTTTGGGTCTATTTCTTTGGGTGACTCCTTATTCAGCGCGGCGATTGCATTGGCTAGCTTGTAATATGCCTTAACGTCTGCATCATCATCCGGCGCTGTTATAACCTGTTCCGCCGCCTCCACCATAGGCTTGTACTTCTCAGCCGCCTCCCGCATCCCCTCACGCCTTCCTTCTTCACGGGCTTGAGTGAGGGCGGATTCGGGGTAGAGTGGTTTCCATCCTTCGCCGGTAAACTCAGGATGTTTTTCTCCAAAATGTATATCAAGGTCAAGGTCATACCACGCCGAAGGCTTAATCTTCTCGTCAGTCATTTGTAGGACACCCGCCCTCGCAAGTGTGTCAAGCCAATCCTTGTTATGGGCATCTATGTCAATTTCATCCACCGGCTTAATCTTCTCGTCAGTCATTTCAGTTCCTCCATCACGATACGTTTCAGCAGGTCGCGCAGGGTGTCGTAATCACTTGCAGCAACAGTTTCCGGCGTTCCGCACATTCCGCAAGTTTCTCGGCGCGGTTCATCCGGCACCTGCACCTCATGGATACGCTTCAATTCTTTAAGGCTGGCAATCTTCGCGGCCATCATTGGATCATTTCTGCAGTGAATCTGCCTGTGTAATTCAAACGCATCAATCTCGTCCGCGATCTGATCGTCAATCGAAATCATTTTCACTCCCCCACCAAATAGCCAACGAGAAACCCGATGATGCCGCCAACCGCCAGCACCGTCACCATGAAGCCCAGAGTAAACAGGCCATCGAATACGTAATCTGTAACGCAGTCGCAGCGCCGCCCTTGGCAGCAGTTACCGTTGCACATCTGATTAGTTTTCATTCTTTCTCCCTTACCAATGGACTTGTTAATTCTTTTTTTGAAAACTCTTTGATCTTTGCTTTGGCATCATCTGCACCCTTTCCGACAATACAATAATAATTTTCACTTTCAAGGTATTGAATCCAATCTTTCTGCTCTGCACTTAGGCTCCCTCCCTTGGTGCGCTTCATCTCAATCCACAGATGCCAGGCCGGTGCAAACAGGTCAGGCACTCCCGCTGATACGCCTTCAGCTTTGAGCCGCCCCGCAGTAACGATGCTTCTTGCCCCGCCGTTAGGGATGGCAAAGATGCGAACGTCAGGCCATTTACGGCGGAACCAGCACACCAGCTCACGCTGTTCCTCGTGCTCGGTCGGAATCCGATCAGTAATTTTCATAGTCATCTTCTTTTATGTTGTCGCGGATTGCTTCCAGCTTTTGGCGTGCGCTGGTGTTCTTTGCTAATTGTTGCCAGTTGTTTGTCGGCAAGATGTTTTTGACGCGCTTTTTAGTTTGGCGTTTCTTTTTCTCTGGCTTTGTCACAACCACTTCCTCCGTCGAAAAACGCATACAGCATTTCAAACACTCTCTGCGTCGATGCACCCCTCTGGTGTCGAGCACACGCGTTTTTGACCCGCAGTCGCATTTCATTTCTTCTTGCCCTTTACCAGACTGATCGGCTTGACCTCCTCGACCTCTCGCCGATAAATGCGAATGGTCTCGGCCACATCGGTCTGCACAGCTTTTGTTGGCACAAAGTTGCAGCCTGCATCAAGCATGTATTTGTTGCGACTACGCAAATAAGTGATGGCAGCTTCAAGTTTCTCGTTCATTTTATTTTCCCATTCATCAAAAAGGAACTTCACATTCCCACTTCGGACAAGCGTCGACGGTGGCAGCAAACTCTGCCGGCGGCTCCATAAAGAACTCGGTGCAAAGCCCATCGGTGCCATAATTCTCACAGGTATGGCAACACTTTGGAGGGCCAGCCTTGACCCATTCGCGGTAATCGGTGACAAACTGCGGTGATGGCGGTCTTTTTTTCATTCCCAATTCCTTTTAATGACTCGAAAGAACTTCCCATCCTTGCGGTATTCAATCAGCTTTGGCGGCGCTGAATTGCTCATCTGCACCGACATATAATCCAGCGCCTCGTCACCTTGCAGGGTGGATGCCTCGGCAAGATTGGCACCAGACGATGCAGCCATCGTAAACAACTGCTGCATCGCTCTCTGTCCTGCATAGCCATCATGGAGCACCGGCAGGTATTCAGTGATCGGCTTGTCGCTCAATTGCCCATAGTAGGTGCAGGACAGCATCAGCTTCCCGCTGGCCTTGCTGGTGTGGATGCGCCAGTTCCAGGTTGTAATCTCAAGGTCTTTTCCTTCAAGCCCCATGATGTCATCGTGGTGCAGCACCAGTGCCTTCTTGACCGGCTCAGGAAACATTGCACCGCAGGCCGGGCAGACCGCTGCCGAGATATGGACAAGCTCGCCACACTCGTTGCAGACCTTGACCGGTGCCTCGCCATTGCCATCGCTGCCTTTCTTCGGCGGCTGGACGTTGGTGATCGGCCCATGCGCCTCAACCACACCGGCAAAGTCGAGAACTAAACAATGATCGGTGTGGCTCTTAACCCTCATGCCCCGGCCAGCCATCTGGATGTAAAGGCTGGCGCTCATGGTCGGGCGCAGCATCACCACCAAGTCAATATCGGGGTAATCAAATCCTGTGGTCAGCACATTTGCGTTTGTGAGCGCACGCAGCCTTCCGGCCCGAAAGTCATCCAGCAGCTTTTTACGCTCCTTTTTCGGGGTTTCACCCGTCACACACTCAGCAGTCACCCCATGCTGGCGCAGGACTTCGGCAACGTGATGAGCGTGCTTAACGCCAGTGCAAAACACCAGCCATGCTTTGCGCTCACCGGCCAATGTAACCACCTCCTGCACCACGGCATGATTCTTGTCATCGGTATCTACCGCCGCCTGCAGTTCAGACTCGATGAACTCCCCGCCGCGCTTATGCACCCCTGTCGTGTCCAGCTTGGCCTTGGTAATCTTGCTCCGCAGCGTGGCAAGGTAGCCCTTAAAAACTAATTCCTCGATGCTGACCGGCTCTAGCAGATCGTCAAACAGGGCAGGCTTGTCGGTGATCAGACCATGTCCGAGGCGGTATGGTGTGGCGGTCAGGCCAATAACTCGCAGGTGAGGATTGATGGCCTTCAACTCGCCAAGCAGTTTCCGATATACCCCCTCGTCTTTGTGGTTGACCAGGTGGCACTCGTCAATGATCACCAGATCAACGTGGCCAAGCTGCTTTGATCTAGACCGCACCGACTGAATACCGGCGAACGTGATCGGCTCACCCAGATCGCGCCGGCCAATGCCTGCGGAATAAATCCCCATCGGCGCACCCGGCCAGTGCTGGCGCATCTTCTCGGCGTTTTGGGTAATCAATTCGGCCATATGGGTAAGCATCAGCACCCTAGTCTCTGGCCAGTTCTGGATGGCATCCTTGCACAGCGCAGCCACGATGTGACTCTTGCCTGAGCCGGTCGGAAGCACCAGGCAGGGATTGCCGGCGTTGCCAGCCTCAAACCATGCGTAAAGCTGGTCGATGGTGCGTTGTTGGTATTCACGGAGCATCAAACAAACTCCTATACACATCAATTCGATTCTGTTGCAGCGGCCCATATTCAGGGTTTAGCTCGCAACCAAGGTATTGACGACCATGCTGCAAAGCCACAGCAGCAGTGGTGCCGCTGCCCATGAAAGGGTCAATCACCACGCCACCAGCAGGCGCACCAGCTAGGATGCACGGCTCTATCAGATCAGGCGGGAAGGTTGCAAAGTGTGCGCCCTTGTATGGCTTGGTAGTAACCGTCCAGACGCTGCGCTTGTTGCGCCGCCCTGTTTCGTTTCCAGCCCATTCGTTGCCGCTTTTTGTGCGGCTTTTCTCGCTATCATCATCGCCATATTTATCACCACCAAAGCGTGGCCCCACAGCCTTCATGTTTCCGTTCGTCTTTCCCGGCACCCTGTCGCTTCCGGCTTGTTGCGCCAGTGTCGGCTGTGCCAGTCGCGCCACACTACTAGCCGCTAACGGCTCGGCAATAGCTTCGTTGTCAAAGTAATACTTCTGCGACTTGCTCAACAGAAAGATGTATTCGTGCGCTTTTGTGCATCTGTCCTGCACACTCTCAGGCATAGGATTCGGCTTGTGCCAGATGATGTCCTGGCGCAGATACCATCCATCGGCGCGTAGAGCAAAGGCCAGCATCCACGGGATGCCGATCAGGTCTTTTTCTTTGAGGCCAAGTAGCGATGCCTTGCTTGTGCGGTCGCTCATCTGCTCCAGCGTATTGCGCGTGCTACCCACCGAGGCGGTTGCCGAAACCTTTCGGTCAGTGCCACCAGATCGGGCATAACTATCCCCAATGTTTAGCCATAACGTCCCATCATCAGCCAGCACATCCCAAACGCAGCGGAACACCTCGACCATCGCCTTGATATATTCCTCTGGCGTTTGCTCTAGGCCAAGCTGTCCTTCGTGTCCGTAGTCGCGCAGGCCGAAGTAGGGCGGACTGGTCACGCAGGTTTGCGCCTTGATGCCTTCAGCTGCCCATCGGCGCATCGTTTCTCGGCAGTCTCCGAATTCGATGATATTCACCCCACAATCCTCCCATCAAAGTCCTGCCGCAACTCAGCCACGAACGGATCTCCACCAGCGCAGGCGGCAGGGTTAGCCAGCAGTTCTTTGCTGGTGTAGACATTCGCGTCACCCTCTCCGTTGGCCAGATCATTTCCATCTATGACGTAGATTGCTGTCCACTCATCCGGCCCATCCTTGCGCTTCCACGGCACCAAGTCAGGGTGCAGAACGTGAGATTCACAGCCGGTGCGCTGGGTATCCTCTGGAATCACAGCATCCCATCTGGCGCAATGCCAGGTAGAATCCTGCAATGCCGTAGCATGAGCGCAGGTGCGGCAATTGACGTGTTTCGTGGTCTTGGA